CGTCCCGGCACGGTCATCTATTATTTCTGGACGGAGGACAACGCATTCATCGACACATCCGATTTCATTGATAAGATAAAGGGACGGCCGAAGGATGAGATTTTGGCGCGTGCCTATGGAATTCCGACCAAGAGCGTAGCCGGCGTATTTCCCGGCTTCAACAAGGACATTAATGTTATCCCTCACGAGAAGCTGCCATGGCTCCAGCCGAAAAAGAAAGACGCCAAGGGGCGCGAGATAGAATATAAGGTTACGCGGTATATGGCGATTGATCCGGCTGGGAGCAAGGCGTGGTTCATGGCGTGGGTGGCGATTGATGCGCTCGGGACATGGTGGGTTTACCGCGAGCATCCTGATAGCGAGGACTGGGCGCTTCCCGGCAATACAGCGGAAGGGAAGCCGGGGCCGGCGCAGAAGGGGCAGAAGCTCGGGATCAAAGGTTACGTCGAACTGATTAATGGAATCGAAAAAGAGGATGGAGCTGAGGTGTTTGAGCGGGTGATTGACCCGCGCATGGGTGCCGCCGAGCGCCAGAGCGAAGATGGCGCGACCACGATCATTTCCGATTTGGACGATGCCGGCATGTCGGTTATCCCGGCCCCTGGCGTGGACATCGAGAACGGAATCCAGCTTATCAACAACCTGCTCGCATGGGACGAAAACAAGCCGCGTGACAGCATGAACTCGCCGCGTCTTTATGTTTCGGATCGTTGCCAGAACATCATTCACGCGCTGACGGAATATACTGCAAAAGGCGGTGCGAGCGAGGCCACGAAAGATCCTGTGGACTGCCTGCGCTACCTCGCTGTCTCCGACATCCAATTCATTGATGCGAAAAAGTTCTCGGACAGGGTGACATATGGACAGACCGGCAGTTATTGACAAATCGCCCGCGCATATCAGGATGCCTCACTAATGGGAGAATACTGGGATGTGTCCGGGCGGCGACCGTCTCCGCCAACCCCCACGGAGGAATACCTGAAATCCGCCGCCCAAGAGCTTGCTCGGCTCGTTGAGGCGATGACGGAGAAAGTCAGCCAAGATCCCGAGCCGCCCGTCGTCAATGTTACCGTTCAGCCTTCTCGAATGGAGGCGGACGATTCTGGCAAGCGCGTGGCTGATGAGTTGCAGGCCCTCGTTGTCGCCATCACGGCCCTCGCCGGAAGGAAGCAGGAGGCCCCGGTGGTCAATGTGGAAAGCACCGCCCCGGAAATTACTTTCCCCGAGGTGAAGATTCCCGAAATCAGGATGCCGGATATTCACATCCCGCAGATGGTTATCCCGCCCATTGTCATGCCTGAGATCAGAATGCCGGACATTAATATCCCGGCCGCGATCATCAATTTCCCGCGCCCTTCCATGTGGAAGTTCAAGCACAAGTATAACATCCACGGGAAGCTCGAAGAAACCACCGCAACCCCGATTGACTAATGGCCGCGATCAAAAATTTCAGTTATAGCACGGTGGCGGTCGCGCCGAGTCCTGCCACCTCGGGAACGTCCCTGACGGTTTCCTCCGGGCAGGGAGCCCTGTTTGCCATCGGGCAGAACGCGGTCATCTACCCCACGGCGCTCCCGCCGTTGTCGTCTAATGCTGAGATTGTGGGCGTCACCAATATCGTTGGCGACGTTCTGACCATCACGCGAATGCAGGAAGGAACATCGGCCCGAACGGTGGTGATTGGCGATCAGATCGCCCAGGTGTTCTCGGCGGCGCTGGCCACGCTCCTTTCCTCGCAGTTGATGACCACGAAGGGCGACATTGTGGCTGCAAGCGCGGCGAATACGCCAGCTCGGGTGGCGGTTGGGACGGATGGCTATATCCTCACGGCAGACGCGGCCTCGGCTGCTGGCATCAAATGGGCGGCTGCGGCAGGTGGTGGCAACGTCTCGAACACCGGCACGCCGACGAATGGGCAGATTGCCCAATGGACCAATGCCACGACGGTTCAGGGCATCACGCTCGTTCCTGTGGCCAATGGCGGAACTAATCTGGCCTCTGGAACCTCGGGCGGTGTGCTCGGCTATACGGCCAGCGGAACCCTTGCCAGCTCGGCGGCGCTCGCGGCAAATGCCGTCGTCATTGGCGGCGGTGCTGGTGCAACGCCTTCAACCACGACCACAGGAACAGGCGTCCTGACGGCGCTTGGCAACACCGTAAATGCCACTGGCGGTGTAGTGACCGTGGACGGTTCGGCTACCCTGACGAACAAGACGCTTACGAGCCCGACGCTGACTACGCCGGCACTTGGGACGCCGGCGAGCGGCACGCTGACGAATTGCACCTTTCCGACACTCAATCAGAACACGAGCGGAAGCGCAGCGAGCCTTTCAGTTTCAGGTCAAACGGGCCTGCTCACAGTCACGGGGCTGGCTTCGACGAATCGCGCCAAGACGGTGCGCGATGCGGCGGACACTATCTTGGAGCTTGGCGGCTCCTACACGCCAACCGGAACATGGACTTCGCTCACGATGGTCACGCCGGTTCTCGGCACGCCGACCAGCGGAAACCTTTCGGCCTGCACCGTTGACGGCACCAATCTCGTTGGCTTCCGTGGCGCTCCGCAGAACAGCCAGAGCGCCGCCTATACGACCGTTCTGGCCGACGCTGGCAAGAGCATCTTCCATCCGGCGAGTGACGCCAACGCCCGCACGTTCACAATCGACTCAAACGCGAACGTCGCCTATGTCATCGGCACGATCATCGAGTTCCTGAACATGAGTGCGAATAATGTGACCATCAGTATCACTTCCGATGTGCTGACTTTATTGCCCGCCGGCACGACGGGCTCGCGCACGTTGGCGCAGTATGGTCGGGCGAGCGCAGAGAAGATTGGCACGACCTCATGGATCATCAGCGGCAACAGCGCCCTCACATGAGCGGCGCGATGACAGCGGTTTTCGGGTCGCTCTATGTGGCCAGCGGAGGCGGCTACGACGCCGACGCCCAAGCCTACTTCACCGCTGTCGCAGCAGCCGCCGGAACAGACACGCTCAGTTCGGGTGACAAAACTGCCGTCAACACGTTCGTCCTCGCCGCCAAGGCGCACTCGTATTGGACCAAATTCAAGCGCATCAATATTTTTGGCGGAAGCGTTGGCACAACGACCCAGCAACTCGCGGGCGCGCTTGTCCCGCTCTACACGGGCGGCGGCTCGCTGACCTCCGACACGAACAACAACTTTGTCGCAGGCGACTATGCGGTGGCGACAGGCTTCACGGGCGACGGTTCAACGAAGTATTTGGACACTGGGGTTCTGGTCAGCTCGCTCACGCTCTACAGCACGCACATCTCGATCTATCAGCGCACCAATTCCGACACCGGCCAACACGGCGCGGACATCTTCGGGAGTCCTGCCTTCTACATTCAGATGCGGGATATATTCGCGACTGACACGTCGGCCCAATACGATGGCGGCGCAGCTATTTCAGTGACCGGCATTCACGCGGGCGACTTCTACACCGGCACCGTCACGGCCTCAAATTCCCATGTTC